GATGTGCCGCTTGATCCTGAAGTACCACTAGATCCTGAAGAACCAGACGTACCTGAACTACCACTAGAACCTGATGTACCGCTAGAACCTGATGTACCTGATGTACCTGAAGAGCCAGAAGTACCGCTAGAACCTGATGTACCTGAGCTTCCGCTAGAACCAGAAGTACCACTAGAACCACTACTTCCTGATGTTCCGCTTGAACCTGAACTACCACTAGTTCCAGAACTACCTGACGTTCCGCTTGATCCTGATGTTCCACTACTTCCACTGCTTCCTGAGGTTCCGCTTGAACCTGATGTACCTGAAGATCCAGAAGTACCTGAACTACCATTATCACCTGATGTACCACTTGAACCTGATGAACCACTAGAACCTGAGGTTCCTGATGTACCACTCACACCTGAACTACCACTTGTACCCGATGTTCCGCTTGAACCTGATGTTCCTGACGTACCACTCACACCTGAACTTCCTGAAGACCCGCTTGACCCTGAAGTACCTGCAGTTCCTGATGAACCACTTGTACCTGATGTTCCTGATGAGCCAGTCGCTCCAAGTGTTGCTAATATGATTTTATGATTGTTGGGGAATTGTGCTGTTCCCGCAGCACTTACTAAAGATACAGGAACTTCCCAATAGTTAGATGCTCCTACGATTTGTGTTGTGGCACCTGTTATAGTCCATACCTGATAATTTCCACTATTATTTTGGTCTTGAATTGTAATTTGTTGTCCTAGTTGTAATAAAGCCAAGAATATATCTATGTCTGTTATTGGTGTGTCTGTAAGATGGTTGATGTTGATTTGGGTTGATGCGGTCATCGTAATATTATTCCAAAGAATATGTCCCGAACCAGGATTACCTGATTGTGAGTTGTCCTTTGCTTCATAATAAAATACACTTGAAGATACACCATTTATACCTGATGTTCCTGAACTACCTGAAGAACCTGATGTTCCTGAAGAACCACTTGTTCCACTACTACCATCTGTTCCGCTAGTCCCTGAAGAACCTGAACTTCCACTAGTTCCGCTTGAACCTGAAGAACCTGATGTACCGCTAGAACCTGATGTACCTGAGCTTCCACTAGAACCACTTGTACCTGATGAACCGCCAGTACCGCTCGTACCATCAGTACCACTTGTACCATCAGTACCACTTGTACCATCAGTACCTGAAGTACCACTTGTACCATCAGTACCACTTGTACCATCAGTACCACTTGTACCATCAGTACCTGAAGTACCACTTGTACCATCAGTACCTGAAGTACCACTTGTACCATCAGTACCACTTGTACCATCAGTACCTGAAGTACCACTAGAACCGCTAGTTCCTGCTGATCCTGAAGTTCCACTAGACCCGCTTGTACCAGAAGAACCTGAACTGCCTGATGTACCACTTGTACCATCAGTACCTGAACTGCCTGATGTACCACTTGAACCCGAAGTACCTGAGCTACCAGAAGTACCAGAAGATCCACTTGAACCTGAAGTGCCTGAACTACCACTTGTACCTGATGTACCTGAAGTTCCGCTTGTACCAGAAGAACCGCTTGAACCTGAACTGCCTGAAGTTCCGCTTGTACCATCGATTCCTGAAGTTCCGCTTGTACCACTCGTTCCTTCTGTACCGCTAGTTCCCGAAGTACCATCAGTACCGCTAGTACCGTCAATTCCTGAAGTACCACTAGTACCGTCTATTCCACTTGTACCAGAAGAACCGTTTGTTCCTGAAGTACCGCTAGAACCTGATGTACTTGTACCTACACTACCGCCTGCAGATGCAGGATATAGGAATGATGCAGCGTATGTGTCTATCTTAATATAGACTGGAATCGGGTTAGTTAGAGGTTCACTAGTTGTTGTATAAGAAGGGCTGGCTGTTGAATCATAATATAAAACGTCTCCTGGGTTTCCAGGAAGAGCAAAATCAGTCTTTATTATTCGACCAAATGGTCTAACCGTAAGATTACCGTCTTCTGGTTCGTTTACTGATGAAACTACACCAAATGCCTTCTTCACCTCAGCTGTATCAGTCTCATCTACTGGTAGGAATACATAATCTATTCCAGATAACCCTATGTATACTAACTGACCTACGTTATATGATGAGTAGATTAGGTTGTTTGGATCAAAGTTATAGTAGCCTACTGCGAAGTTACGATATTGAAATCTAGCATATGCATCATTTATCCAATATCCGATATCTGGTAAGTTCGGAGACATTAATTGAATTGCTGGTAAAGTAGGATCTCCTTTTTCGGAGATTTCAAATATTACACCATTAAATATTTCCTGTGGATAATTATTACCGGTGAATGTAGTATCACTTACTAGATTATAAAGGTTAGTGTCTCTTAAAGTTACTTGTGCTTCTGCTGTCGTATTAACTGACACTGCTACTATTTCAAAAGCTAAGCCTGATTGTTGGATGATCCACATACCAGTAGTAATATCAGTCGTATTAAATTCGTAATTTGGGTTTTCTGATGTACTTAGAGGTATTATGTCTAAGATACAATCAAACTCATAAGGAAATCCATCATAAATGCTAGCTGCTTTATTATAGTTTCTAGAAACCGATACTGATCCGCTCCTTACTGATGCGATCATCGTAACAGGTAATCTAGGAATTTGTGCCATACTTAATCTCTTTTGTTTTCAATTTTTAAATGAATATAGTATTATCTGAGAATTGCCAAGTAAGGTATAAACGATAGCCTGCACCTGGGTTAACTCCAGTAAAAGTAGATACTAATCCATTAATTATAATATTTGTCGTTGTAAAGTCCTGTTTAGCACTAGTTGCACCGGCTCCACCTAAACCTACGATTGCCTTAGTCACAAAGGTATTTGTCGTGTTTTCAGCATGAGTCACAAAGTTTATTGCGGTCTGCATAGTCGGGTGAACAATTGTTATCTGACCTGCACCGTTTCTAGCAAACGACCAGCCTGCTGCACTGAGCAAATCATTTCCGTCTGGATCCTGTGCGGCAAGAAATGGCGTGCTTGCATCAATAGACCCTCCATTATATAGAATTTTAACTATATATGATTTCATTAAGCTATTACCTGCTGGGCCTGGAGGACCTGGTGCACCAGCAGCGCCCGGTGTTCCAGCTGGCCCAGCTGGTCCAGCTGATCCCGTCGGTCCGGGTGCACCTGTAGAATAAGTAAGGTCAAATATCTGACCGTTCTCGTCAGTATAATAAATAGTTTGAGTTGTTGGAACATATGTGTCTTCGTAACCAGGCGAACCTACCCACACTATTCCTTGATTTTGTTCTGGGTTAGGAGGAATTGGTGGACTACCTTGAAGTTCAACTAGCGTTAGGTAATTTGAGATTCCACCATCAGTAAGACTTACCCAACCTTTACTCTGTAAATAACCAATAAAGTCTTCTCCAAATTGAGGTTTTTGATTTTGAATTCCAGTGTATACTATTTCGCCTGGAACACCTTGATCTGGCCAATCATTAAAATCAGTAAATCGTAATCTCTTCATCTCAGCAACTGAGACTAGTAACTCATTTCCTTCGGCTCTACCTAAAGAGTCTATTGAAAAAGTCGTTATTCCATCAGTCTTAAGCGACAGTGTGTTTTCTATATCAATAAATTGAAATACTCCAGAGTTTAGAGTAAAACTATTAGTTGTCTCTTCGTATTGAATCTTATTAAGAAAGTCAAGAGTGGCAGAAGAAAGGCTTCTAAAATTTAGATTAGTGATATCTACAATAGAGGTAAGACTCGAGGTAGTCAATTGTCTCGTAGAGCTTAATTTCGTATAAATAGACATCGTCCTATATCGTTATTTTTTTTATTTATTTACCAATTAAGGCAGCTATCGTGTAAAACTAATTATTCAACTATCTTAGTAGAAGAGTCGACTGTTGATTGCAAAGAAAGTACACCGCCATATACTAAGCACTCTCTTAAATCAGCAAGTATTGGTTTGTTTTTTGAGTTTTCTAAGAAGCTTAACGATATTGAATTTGCTCCTCCTAAGTATTCACAATCGAATAATTTTGAAAACTTTATCATATTATTTGTGTTAATCGCACATTCAGTTAGTTTAGAGTTTCTTATTATGCTGCTATCGATTAGACAGTTTTTTAATTCTCCCTCTAATGTACAGTCAAAAAATTCAGCATCTTCCAGCATTAGGTTGCTTTTAAACTTTGCTCCTTTTACCTGAAATTTCTTACGAACACTGTCCCAATTAAAATAAGCATCCTCAATTCCTCCAGCTAAAACAAACTCAAAAAGTTTTTCCCTTAAATGAACATATTGTGACTCTATAGCTCTTTCGTCTAATCTTAAGTCTACCGATAATACTGTATCTGGATAAGCTGATTTAAACCTAGTATACGTTTGAGTCTTAGCTAGAGCCTCCTTCATTGACTCAGTAATATCTACTATCTTTCTTTTCTCTAACTCAGAGTAATTTACACTGTTTTTTAAAGTCTCGTAAATTCTCTCTATTACTAGATTTATAGTGTTTACTGCTTCTTTTTTCTTTTTAGTATAATCCTTTCCGCTTATGTATTTTATTAAAAGAGTATTCTCAGTTATCTTCGAAAAATCGTTTCCAAAGAAGTCAGACTCTACTAGTAATAAATGGTGAGGATCTAATCTTTCAAAGAGGGCAGCAGATACTAAAGTTTGATATGCTTTTTTTATTTTTATGTGACTTACTTGACCTTGATAAACTAATTTAGATTCATTTTCTACTTGAGGCCACCATTCAAATATCTGCTTTTCATCTAAGCCTATTAGATATTTTAGCTTATTTAATTTATTCATCCCAGTAGGTATCCCTAAAACTCTTTCATTCATAATAATTGAAGTCTTAACTCCACAGCGATCAGTCGTGAAACCTATTTCATCAACAACATTCATAGTCTTTAAGAAGATGTGAATTGCTTCGTGATACGGTAAAAATCCAGTAGAAAAAGAGAGCTCTTTGTATCCCTTAGAATAGGTAGGAACTAACTTAAACCCTACTGCGTTTGATTCATGTACCTTTGAAATTTTATTTGACCATGCTACCTTTACTCCTAGTGCTTTTGCTAACTTTGAAGCGACATCTTTCCTATTTAGTGGAGAAAAGAAGTCAAAATTAAATGAAAGTTTAGTGCTTTCGTAAATATTTTTATTGTCTAATGACTTAAACATGAAGCATACTTTATTCTATTTATCTGTTTAAATATGCTTTGAGTATCTGAGTGAGTATAAGATTACCTTTTTTAAAAAAGATAAATAAAATAAATCTAAAAAGCATAGATGGCAAGCGCTACTGATAACTTTAAGGTGTTAAATAGGTTATCTACCTATATTCAAGACATATTAGGCCAGACGATAAATACTTTGACTGCTAAATTTGGCCAGAGCAGGAACATATTTACAGCAGCATCGCCATATGGTCAGCTTCTTCTGGTTACTGAGAATTTAACTCAACTTGTTTTTTACTATATAGAAGATGCAATCACCGAACTTAATATTAATGAAGCAACTCGACTTACTTCAATCTATTCGTTGGCTGCATTGGCTGGTCATAACCCAAGCAGATCTGTATCTGCTACTGGTGAGATAAGTATATCTACCTTTTCAGGAGAGTCTGAATTTCCATCAGATTTAGTGATAATTCCAAATCTTACTAAAATAAGATGCTTAAATAACAGTCTACCTTATGTCATCGAACTTCCTCAAGATGAGATTAAGTTTAGTTTTAACGGGACAACTGATGGTTTAAAGTTAGCAATCAGGCAAGGTACAGTTGAAAAACAAACAGTTATAGGTACTGGTTTACCTGTAACTAGTTTCTCAATAGGCAGCCCTCAAAATTTTCATATTGATAATTTTTACGTTGACGTGTATGTAAATGGTGAAAAGTGGAAAAAATATGAATCTATTTTAGACATGCCCAGAAATGAAAATTGCTTTATTGCACGGACCGGTATAACTAGTGGACTTGACATATACTTTGGAAATTATAATTATGGAAAGATTCCACCAAATGGTTCTGAAATAGTAATCGAGTACATAATAAACGATGGTGTATTAGGTAACATTAGAACTGAGGATACTAGCTCAGTTAAATTTGAATTCGTAGATACTGGGTTTAGTCTATTAGGTGATGAAATAGATCTTAATAAGTACCTTGAGATAAAGACTACAAATCCTCCATTTTTTGGAGTCAACCCAGAAGACTCTAAGTTGACTAAACTTATTGCGCCTAGGCAGTCTAAGAGCTTTGCACTAGTTAATGCTAGTCACTATGAAAGCATGCTAAGAAGACTTAAACTATTTTCAATAATTGATATCTACTTAAGTGAGACCGACTCTCGAGTATTAAACCTATTCTTAGTACCAGAAATAAGAAAGACTTTTGCTACTCCACAAGACTATTTTAGTGCAGATATTAATCGTTTTATAATGAGCGATTTTCAAAAGAACTCCCTGTTACAATACATAGAAAAATGTGGTACTAAACTCATATCTACTGACATTCAAATAATTGATCCTACTCCTAGTGAATATGTTTTGAATATTTCAATAATTGCGTTTGATGATGTCGTAATAGAAATTATCAAAAGAGACATGCTAAACGCTATTGGGGCATTCTTCATTGGAACTACTCGTCGTGATAGAATACCTAAGAGCGATATAATAAAAATAATAGAGGAGATAAACGGTGTAGATTCAGTATCAGTGAATATTATTTGTAAAAAGAACGAGATCGCTAAGCTTGCTGATCCTAGTGCAGCAGATATCGGTATAGATTCATTCAACGATATCATCATCTCTAAACAGGAATTACCTCTAGTTCGAGGAGGATTTACTGACCGTTTTGGAAACATTTATTCGACTGGTATAACAAATGAAGCACTAGGACCGGTTAACATACAGATAAAAGATATTGTTGCTAGAAAATAAAAAGATTATGGTAAAGGAAAGCAGATTTAGACCTATTTACACTAGAAAAGAAAAAAGACTTAATAGTGGTTACGATTACCGTGGAAAGATAATGAAGAACTCGATATCTTCATATATGTTTGGAGTAAACGAAACTCTAGACTATTTTATATCTCAAACAGACCGTGTAATCTATGAATGGGTAGAGTCAGTAAAACAAATTAAGATATTTGCTAATCCTGCACTCGATAAACACGAAAACAAGATAAGATAAAAATATTACTATATGAATAAAGGAAAGAGCGGAGGCATGAGCCAAGAAAATCGCCATCACCTAAAGAATGAGATTAGTAGTTTATTAAGTGCAATTGGACAAGAGACCCATACTGACCTAGTAGTAGACTCAGTAGTATCTGAGCAAACTAAGAAAGAAAGCCCCTACGATTTTGAGGAAATGAGTAATCAATTCACTAAAAAGGCAAGGCAAATAACTGATTCTTTATTTAAAAACTTTGTTGACGTTGGAATCTTTGAGGAAAACGATTATGCTAAACACAAGAAGGAACTTGATACAATAAATATATCTAACCTCTTCTTTCAATTAAAAACAATAAAGATAACTATAATTAAGGTAATGGAGGAGATAACTTCAGGTAACACTCACCCACGACTAATTGAAGTGATGGGCCAGCTACAAGATAAAATGGCAGCAGTTACAAAGATGCAGGCAAACTATATTATATTCTTAGAAGATACTTATAGGAAACTAAATAGTGAGGCTCCAGTTAACCCAGATTCACAAAAAATAAGCTCTAGTCCAGACGAAGGTCACTTCTTTATAACAGTTGGAACAAAAAATCTAATAAAGAGTCTACCTGCTGAACCTAAGACTACTGAAAGGCAAGTCCACACCGGCGATTTAATAAACCCTTCTAAAAAGTCAGAATTAATGCGTGAAAGAAACGTTAAAATAGACGAAGACGAAGAAACCGACGACTTTATAGACCTAAACGAAATATTGTAAACCTATGAAAGATGTGATGTCAAATAGAGGCGCGTTTACTCATAAGAAGATCTCAAGCCTTTCTGGAGGAGACGACGATACTAACTCCTCAGTATGGACAACTGTTCGAATCAATCGACTGCTTTTTGACATTGAGAATGACGGTTTCGATATTAAAGGAATTCACAATTCTCCATTTAAAGATAATGATATCTCCTTAAAGCGATCAAACTTACCCTTTGAATACACTCCAGAAGAATGGGAAGAAATGAAGCGGTGTAAAAGCGACCTTCTCTATTTTGCAGTAAACTATTGTAAGATTCAAACAGACGACGGGATTCGGCTAATTAGGGACACTCCAGGCTTGCGTGACTTTCAAGAAGAAATTCTTACCTCCTTTAGGGGAAACAAGTTTAATATCTTAATGGCAAGTCG